TCATGTACTGGCCAAGGTGGTTTGGCATCGGTGTTAATAGGCACGCCACAATTATTTTAGATTCTGCCGTCATTATTTTAGATTCTTACTATATATAAATTTTATATTAGATAGAAAAATAAAATATTAGTGATAGCGAATAAACGAGTGTCGAAAATCAAAACTCAAACGTAAATAACATTACTATCATCATGGTCTTGGATTTTCTGGCAAAATTCACCGTCAATAATAACCACATCATTTTTATTGACAGGGGTTTTAAAAAATTTACGTCTAACATTCTTCTTAGTTGCCAATACAGCTATTGTACCCTCAATAGCATTAACCCGCCCTTTTGTAGGTTCTTTCCCCTTGTCGTTATATCTTTCTAGCTCATTAGCAATATACTTTATATTGGACATATTAGACCACTTCCAGTGTTAGGGTTGCCTTTAATACATTATTCTCATATCCATATTGGACTGATTCAACCGTACCAACATCAATTACCCCTTCTAAGGTATTTTCTATTACCATCAAATCAGCAGGGTAAATAAGCTTATCTGATGGTGCGATGACTTTAATAGTTACATCACGAAAGCGGGTTGCTGCGTCAATTACATTCCGCGCCTTTTCAGTCGCAGCAAGTAAGCTACCACTTAAAAGGGGTTCAATGATTGGCTCAGCGGGTTTATCCCCACTGCCGCGTTGAAAGATATGATTAATAGTAGTCATTAGGTTTGCATACTACCAACAACATAGAAAGCCAGCTTAAGTTCATCACCTTCAAAAACTGCAGGCGTTTGTAACGCATAGACTTGATATTGTGTATTGTAAGTCGCTAAATAAAAAGCAATACCCAAATTTGAACTTTGAAACGTCTTTTGATCGTTTTTAGAACTAGCTGTAATGCCTGCTAAGGGAGCTTGACCGCCAAGATATTCAAAACTAGGCGAACTATGGACAAATTTGCTCACAGACGCTTCATTTATCGCTTTATCATCATAAGGATCGCCTAATGCTGTAAATTCCAAATCATCAACAATTTCTTCTACAAATTGCCCTTGACTGCTACTACTAGTAAAATTAATAGGAATCACTTTTTCAATAGTAATATTATTGGACTTGTTCACCAAGGCATAAACAGTGTCACCCGCATTAAATTGCCCTTCTGTTGAATATCCTTCGCTTGTCTTTTTTCTAAATTCTACTGAAATACTGCCTGTTGTATCACTACTTTCACTACCAGCTTTCAATGTCATCTTAGCCGAACCAAGCACATATTTTTTACCCATATCAATCCCTCAATTATTCGTCTTTTAAAAACAAAACCTGCACTTCATCATCAATCGGTGAGGATGCTTTAAATTTCACAAACTTAGTTACGTAAGATACTGAAATCAATAATGTATAACCAAATCCATGCCGATTTAGACCTTTTACAGACACATCTTTTGTACCTACAATAAAATCCAATTCTCCCAAATCATCCTTATGATATTGGTAATCGTTTAATTTAAAGATTGGATGCTTAACACTAAAACCACCGTCTTTAATCTCAATCGATTCCTCTACCATTTCCCTTTCTTCTACACCAATATATTCAAGTCTGATCGTATCATTACCCGTATGCCTTGGATTAATATTTTCGTTGAATGGTATCGTGTAACAATAGATAAAGCCTTGCAAACCATTAATATCTTGCTCTTGATAAAATTGTTCGCCGCTCTTACCATCCTCTGTATCAGTGATTCGGACTTGGTTGATTTCATCCTTAAACGGCTTAAATTCTTCTCTTTCTATAACATCTAACCTATCAGACACAAACACGTCAGGGGTGGTACTATCCCAATTCGGTACAGCGGCTTTATATCGCGGTCTAACTCTCAAACCGCCATCATTTCTACTAATCACAACCGCTTCGGGGGCTTTGGCTATTTGCTTAATAATCTCAAGTGGGTATTCTTCATCAATAGCGAGCCGTCCTTTTGCAACCATCCAATCCACAGTTTGCCAATTCAAACTAATATCCTCTGCCAATTCGGTAGCGATTTGACTGGCACGGGCTGCGTTCCACGTTTTGCTAATAGGCTGGGTTTGATTTTGGGTAAGCGTGTAAGCAGGGCTTTTCGCATTGATATTTAAGGTAGGATTTAACGCCCCATTCTTCTCACGCTTGAGCGTACCCACACGGCGATTAACCACCATCAACTTAAATACAAAGTCATTCATCTGTAATTCAAACTCAGTATTAGGCTTTAATAGGCTGTAAGTGTAACGTTCAAGCACCTGAAAATTACACTCCCACAGGTTAGAATCAACGGACTGTCCAAGACTTAAGCTATCTGCATCAATTTCATGCCGCAAGCCATCAATCAATATATAAGTACGCGAATTAGCGTAAATAACATTTTGCGGCAAATACCGTGAAACTGCATAAATTGGATAGCTGCATAGTTCATGATTAAGCAAATCTTGCTTTGATATGATCGTATACGAACAAACTTGTCCATACATATCCATCACAACGGAAATAGGGTATTGCACGATAGACCACATATCTTGTTTAGATTCAATAATATGGTTCGCATAAAACCCTTGATGGCTAATAATCAAATGACTGATTACGTCAACGCCTAAATCTTGCTTTGATATAATTGGATAGCTCGCAACTGATAATAAATCTTGTCTTGAGCTAATCGCCTGACTTACATAAAATCCTTGCTTGCTCTCAATCAAATGACTGATTATGTTAACGCCTAAATCCTGCCTTGATATGATCGGATAGCTCGCAACTGATAATAAATCTTGTCTTGAGCTAATCGCCTGACTTACATAAAATCCTTGCTTACTCTCAATCAAATGACTGATTACGTCAATGCCTAAATCCTGCCTTGATACAAGTGGATAACTCGCAACTGATAATAAATCTTGTCTTGAGCTAACCGCCTGACTTACATAAAATCCTTGCTTGCTCTCTATCAAATGATTGATTACGTCAACGCCTAAATCCTGCCTTGATACAAGTGGATAACTCGCAACTGATAATAAATCTTGTCTTAGCGATCTACATAAAACCCCTGCTTACTTATGATCGGATAGCTACATACGTCAACACCTGTCAAGTCTTGCTTTGATATAATTGGATAGCTTGCAACTGATAATAAATCTTGCTTTGATATGATCGGATATGAACAAGAAAATGGCTGAATTGCCGTAAAAACATGCTGATTATAATAAGAAAATACACAGCTAATAGCGTAACTGTTCGCCATCACACCCACCCCACTGGACGATCATTTGCTGTCATATTTTGAGAATGATGATTGCTGACAATCCCATCTGCACCATGATGAATTGAGATATTTACACCTTCAAAACATTCAATAAGTGGGTTTATTGTCAAATCGGGCAACTCAGCCCCTGTTACAGATTTCCACAGCGCACTAAGATCGTCTGTACTGACATTTTCCATAACCTTAAGCCCATCCATCACAGGAGAAGCCATAAACACAGTTAGGTTATAAAATGGTTTATTGTTATAACTTTTACTTGACTCCCAACCCGAAGTTATTGAAATATGTGTTTTTACTTTAATCCCAATTGTGCCTGTAAGGACTGTAATAAGTTCGTTATCATCATTGAGATAAGTACTCCATTCTTTAACTGCAATAGGGTGTCCACCAAAGCCCTGAGCAATGCGTTCATTAAACGTTTCCGTATACCTTGTATTCTTCAATACAAAAACCGCATCATTGCCTTGAACCACAAAATAGGATGTACCTGTATGGCTTTGGTTTGAGCTAAAATCTATAACGTCGGCTGTATAGGTTTGACGTTTAGTGAAGACCTTGGGATTATCACCATCATCAAAATTCCACGCACCCATTGATTCACTAAAACGTTTTAACTCAAAAGCACCCTCACAAATACCAAGCGAAGGTAAATCAGCCCCATCATATACTGAGCCAGCAGATATATTCTCATAGCGCATTGCTCTCTCATAATAAACACCTTCATGAGCAACCGCATTAGAAACATACCCAGTTCCATGTTTAATGTAATACCCTTTCTTTGATAAGAATTCATCAACATATCCGCTTTTAGCAGGGCTTGGCAGCCCACACCATTCACCATTGAATTCATGAATTTTTCGTTCGTATTTTCTTTCGCTTGCCACATAATGCACAACACTAGGCTCATCAGAGCTTTGAGTAAAGAAAGTATAAATAAAACTATCCTCATAGAATACTGTGGCATTCGAATACACTTTCTTTTCCATTTCATAAGGCGGTTTGGGTATCCATGTAAAATCAGTTCTATAAGGTTTAAATACACCACCTGTTTCAATAGTTAGATTGCCAGACCATTGGTCTACGTATGTATTATCATCCTCATTCAACGTTTCGGTATGTTTTAATTTTATTTTTAGCAATGATGTATCAACAGCTTCACTATTTTGAGCATTAGCTGTATGCAGCACAACCGCAAAATTTTGATATTGTCTTGAATCAATTTGGAAGCTTGCGTGCCAACCATAGGCAATAGGCGAACCATATTGCTCCACATTTGCACTTGAGAAGTCGTAAACAGCCTGTGGCTCTTCGAAGCTGTTAATTTGGGTGTAGATAAAACTTAAAAGCTTGTCTGTGGTCAAACCATCCTTAAGCTGCTGCCCATCTCGCAGGGCTTTGACCATTTTTTTGCCTTTGCTGCTTAACTTGCATTCTCTCAATGTAATGTCTGTATAGCTGATTTGTCCTAAAAATATCCGATAGGCTTTGCTAATAAAGATAAACGATCTACTAGGGCTTAACAGATGTTCATGTAAACTAATCCCTGCGCAATACGGGGTGCTAACACCATCAACCCCCGTTTTAAATTGAATATCAATATCAAATGGCTGCTTGTATTCCGCATCGGCATCAAAACTGCCATCATCTTTAATTTTTTTGGGATACATGCCAAACCGTGCCGTAACCAAATGTGACAACCGCCCTGTAAACCGTGAGCCATGATACCGCTCAACTGCCATTTTCTTTTTTGCATTATCAATGCTGGTATCGGTATCGCCGATAAATGCTTTTGATGGTTTTACACCAATAGTTTCCAGCTTTTTCTTAACCTTTGCACCACTAATGCAAGTTGGATAGGCACTTAAAGGAACACTATTATCTGGTAAAAAATCGCTGCGTTCTTTATAATTTGAATTAAGATAGTTGGCGTTAGAAATATCCACCACGCCACTTTCTAAGCAGACAGAACCGCCTCTAATCACTTTTACAATTCGTTCATGTTTACCTAGACCCTCCATAACATCTACCCATTTTCTCTTTTCAATGTGGGATATAACTGCTTAAGCATTCTGTACTCTTTATCAAAATCAGTTTCATCATGAAGTTTTGCTGCCCATTCTTGGCTAGGTCGGGGAGCTATTGTAAATATGAAGTCGGGTTTATAATAAGTACCTATTTTAGGCTTAAGTAATGACCAACCTTGATTATCGGAAAACAAGGTTAAATCACCTGCTTTTGCATATCTAATATACACATCAATTTCAGTCTCAACCGTCATGCCATCTTCTTCTGGCTTTTCGTCACCTGAAAAATATTGATAGCCTTTTTCCTCTGTAAAGTCAGGGTGATACTCCCAACGCCCCGTATTATCAACAAAAACTTTACGCACCACAGCGCAAAAGCGTACTCTATCTAAATCATCTGGTTTATTAGGGGGAGGAACATCAAAACGAGCAAAGCCGCCGTTATACCAGCTCATGATTTCGCCATATATATCCGTATTACCTTCTGCTTTGGGTGTGTACTGCAATATCACGTAGTCCGTTGTATAATCAGCGATTAGCGTGCCGTACAATTGATCGCCAAAAGTAAACGTGCCTGACTTTTTATCATAGCTTGTTACTTTAAATGTGGTAGGCGAGCCTGTTTCATCAAATAATTGACCGTCCGTAATTAAATTAGGTCGATCCACAGGCGGATAAGAAACGCTTACACTATTGCCACTTACAGATAGTCGTTCTGTATTGGGAAACGACCCTGTACCACCAATACCTTTAACTTTTACATTGCCATAAGTGGGTTGCAATATCCCTGTGCGGGCGGGGTAATGCCGCACCTCTTGAGTACGATTATCCGCACCCGTGGCGTGCATTTCCATTACAATGAGCTGTTGAGAGGATGATTGTTGCTCTGCACCCTCTTTTCTTATTGTGGTTCTCGCATTGGCAAAGGTGTAACGTTTACTCATGGTTATTGTGCGTATAGATTAATCCCTAAGATATTAAAACTGCTATCCACTGTACTTGCCCCTGTGGGAATGTTTCGATAAATCCAGAAATTAGACACATGTGGCGTAGTTGTAAACGTGAAAGTTTCACCTGCCACAAATGTTCCGCTGGTAGCGCTTGCTGGCAAAGTAAAATAAGGCGTACCTGTTGCGTCATTAACAGGACTGGTATCACTATTGATACTACCACCGCCTGCAATTGCACCCGTGCGTTGACCATTAATACTAAACGTAGTTTGATCTTCAAACTGACATGTCCAAGTATCGAACACTACGCCGCGTGCATCTTCGACTGAAATCAAACTATCATCAATCGAACCGTCCACTGTATCAGTAGTGAAATCACTTACTTTTGCTTGAATAGGGGCTGGCTGCCCGTCATCGTTGGTTTCATCAGTCATCGGCATCAACGATGCGACTGAGACAAAGCGAGTAATAACCGTTGTACTGCCAAATTCTTGACTGGTTTGGGTTGCGTCATGCGCATTATTGATAGGATTTTCAAGAGTTAAGGTAACCACATCCCCCGCAACACTAACCGCCGTGACAATATTCGTTTCTAAGCCTTCATGGGTATAGCCATCATAGCTAAACGTGCCTTTATTTAAGGTGGGATTATTGTATACCACTGACTTAATTAAGATTTTATCACCCACTTCAAAAATAGTTTTAGCACCATCCTCAACCGCCACAGTGACGGTAGTATCATTTGGATTTAGGTTTGCGTTTAGATAACCACAGCCGTACAAGCGACGATTCAGACTATCATTAGTAAACAAATCAGCTTGCGATTCATTTAAGGCGGCACGCATCAAATAATTATTATCCCCCGCGATAGTAGGGAGAAACAAATACATATAACCTAATTTAACGGGCGTGTTGTATTGGCTGGCAAAGTGCAATGCAAATTTTCTATACATCTCTTTACCTGCTTGCGTGGTTTCCGCTGGCACTGCTTCAAAGAAGTTATCCATATTTCCATTTACAATGATGCGCGTTAAATTTGGAATACCACCATTAGCAGCTGTATCGTTTTGATACATTGTTTTTACAACTCTAAGACTTTGATTTAATTCTGTTTGATTCATATTTTATTTACCCCAATCAATATTATCTAAACTCATCAAGCTAAACGTGACATCAAACATATCTTTTTCATGCTCATTGATGCCCGAATAGTTATAAAACGGCTTTACAATTAGTTGCTTGCTTTTGTCAAAAACCACCGTTGTCCTGAAATCGTCCCACACAAACGGAAAACTAGCGGCTGGGCTATTTATCATGCGCAATAAAGCTTGCACTTCTTCCCACGTTAGCCATGCACCACGATGTACATTTCCCTCTTGATACACGGATAAGGTAATGATTTGACCACCATGCTTATGCCCGCCATGAATAACCAAGCCCCCGCCCAATGGTTGATTAACAGTTTGCCAAGTATTGTCATGATCCCAACGGTTAACCCAGTCCATTTCGTCAGGGATAACCCACTCGTCACCTATCATGCGAGCATTTTTAGGTATTTGTCTCATAACACGCCCCCTTTCATGCTTTTCGCTAATTCTTCCAGTGCGTCACGAGTTGTAGGCATTGGGACTGTGTCGCCATTTGGCATCGCTAAGTTAAGGGTTGCAGTGAATCCGCCGCCTTGAACGGCTTGGTTAATATTCGGCATTGGCATCTGTGGAATTTGTAATTGTGGGAGCTGCATTTGCGGCAATGCGAGACCGCCCGTATTGAACCCTTGTACACCTTCAATCATCGCTTTTGCGGTATTTGGTGTGTAGTTGATGGCGTGCAACAATTCGCTAAACATTCTTGTTGATGCTTTATTAATAACGAATTCACCCGCTTCTAACATTGCAGGGATTTTGTCACCACCCCCATAGCCGCTTAGTTTCATGCCGCGTGACAGGTGCAAGGCTTTTTCCCGAGTCCATTGCACAGCACTACCAATCATGCCGCCGCCACTACGCGCTTCTACGGTTCTAGTCGTTATGGTTACGGTTTTATCTTTGATGTTGTCGAGTTGGGTTTGTACTTTGGTTAGGGCTTGTTGAGCTTGGTTTATATCCGCTTCTACTTTTAACTGCTTTTGCCCTTCCAACTGCTCAGCGGCTTGGATTTGCTTGTGTAGTTCAATGGTTTCAGCTTGCAACGCCTTACCTGCATCGCCTTGCTGTTGCGCACTGTCCATTGCATTCCATTGGTCTTGCTTGGCTTGTAATGCAGCCCGCGCTTGTTCGATATTTCTGTAAAATGTCTGACTTAGCTCATTTTCGGATTGCTTAGTGCTAACAATAACCCCGCCCGCCTCACGGTATTTCTGGTTTAAGGCTTCAACTTGTTGTTGCGCATCGGCAGTGGAAATATCAAAGGTGCGCTGCGAGCCATTCGTGATTTTGCCAACAGAGCTAGCTAGTTGATTTAATTGCGCATCCAAATCTTGCAGAGTGATTTGATTGATAACCGCCTGTAGTTGCTTAGCCGCCTCTTGTGGTTTAGAGAAATCCACGTTTAAATCAGCTTTCAAATCTTTCAAACCATCAATTGTGCCTTCTAAAGTTTTGGCTTCGGCTTCCAAGTCTGCGTATTTTTGCTTGGCTTCTTCGGCTTTAACACTATTTGCCGCCATTGCTTGATTGATTAAATCATGCGCCTCTTGAACGCCTTTTAAGGCAACACGCCGCTTTTTAGCTTCGTCAATATAGATTTCGTCAATACTCTCCTCTTGTGGGGTAATATCCATAACTGACTGTGCAACTTGTTCATACGCCCGTCCGATTTCCTCAGCTTGCGCAAGTAGTTCATTGCGTCTATCCATATCTTGCGCCATCGCTGCCTGCGCCATCTTGCTTTCAAATTCGGCTTTCTTTTGAAGCATTTGTTTTTCAGCATCATAAATCTGTTGAATCGCGCCAACATCATTACCGCTTTGCAAGCCATTGATAACACTTTGTTGGCGGGCTTTTTCGTCGGTTATTGCTTGTTCTTGTGCTTTAGCGGCTTGTGCATATTTTTTATATTCAGCGGCGGCTTGTTTTAGATTGGATTGCACATGACTCAGTTGCTTACGGGCTTCTGATAAACGTCCATTGGTTAATTCGCGGGCTTGCTGCAACAATCCAGTTAAAGCTTGTTTATTGGCTTGCGCAACTCGTTGGGCTGATTCGCGGGCGGCGGCTTCTTCTTTTTGTGGTTGGATGAATGCGGCTTTGTATTGGTCATCGCCTAATAGCTGTCCGAATATATTTGCAAAGGTTTCACGCAGTGAGCCTGCGTATTGCTCGGGATTGTTTGGCATAAGGTATTCATAGAAGCCCACCATTTTTTCACGCGCACCTGCAATCATATTATCGAAAGAGGTATTTAGCATTGAGTCCATTGCATCAGTTAATGCTTGTTCGCCTTGTGCAATACCTTCACCAAGGGTTTTGGGGATTGATGCACCTGATGCGGTAAGGGTTGATAGAGGGCCTTGATCTGCATCACTGTGTGGGAGATATAAGCCAAAAAATTCAAGGATTGATAAGAAGGTGCTTTTTAGAAAATCAAAGCCAGCAAGCAAGCCATTACCCAAGGTTTCAATTAAGGCATAACCCGCTTTGCTAAACCGACCTTGTAGCAATAAGAATACAGCGTCAAACGCCCCACCCAATAGGTTTGTAATGTCAACACCTAGCTGCCCCACTGCATCGACAAAGCTTGCCAAGCCTGTTGATACGAAAGTGGCTAGAAAGTCGCTTACAATCCCAAACAAGCCAGAGATAAGATTGCCCACTAAGCCCAATGCACTTTGTATGAGGCTTGGGATAGATTGAAAGAGGCTTACAACGGTTTGCCAGTTTGAGAATATGGCATAAGCCAAACCTGCAAATGCGGCTGCACCTACAATCATGGCAGTAAATGGGTTTGCCACCGCAAGCGCAACCACAAATCCACGTATCGCTACCATGCCCGCTACTATTGCTGTTCGTATCGCGGTAAATCCTGCAATCATGCGTACAACAAACGCATTGCCCGCCGCACTGGCTGCACTGAATGCTTTACCAAATTGCGCACTGATTACGCCCGCTGCATCGGCTGCATAGACTGCGATGGATTGAAAGGCTGTACGCTTTTTATTACCTAAGTCTGAAACCTCTTGTTTAAGTTTTTTATATTCTTCTGTTTGCTTGCGCACATAACCTGTTGTTAAATCATAATGTTCTTCATCATATTTTCTTATCTCTTGTAGTTTTGCACGTCTATCTGTTTCATCAATCACAGCCGATGTGCGTTTATCGTTTGAGCCACCGCCTGTTAATTTTGCCTCACTAACATAATTACCAACTTGCTCCATTGCACTTGAACCCATCAAGGCAACTTTATTCCACATATTTTGAAACAATGCACCAATGCGAGTAGTGGCACGTTTTGAACTATCTACATGCTTGTCAGCCGCACCGTCATAATCACATTCTTTTTTGCACACTGCGTTATAAAAGTCATTGCCTAACTTTTTAAAGCGTTGTGACATTTTTTGTGTGGCTTTTTTAGTTTCACTGACTAAAATTTGCAAATAATCAGGGTTTAGCCACTCTTTGATTTTGATACCAAGATAAATAAAGCCTGCGGTCAATGCAGCAATCGCAGCCAATACAATCACTTTGACACCATCACTGGCTTGAGACCAAAACTCATACACACCTGTAATAGCACGGGTGGCTGTTCTGGCAAATTCAGAGATAGAAAACGTAATAAATTCAATGACCGTGACGATATTGCTAGTCAATTCAAATTGATTGAAGAACGTTTTAACTTGGCTTGTCACTGCTTCAAACGAAAAACCAAGAGTTTCAAAAACAGACAGCAATTCACCAACCACTGGGATAGTGCGTAATGATTCGTTGCTCCACAGCCCTAGCTCACCCGTAATCGCACTTAAAGCAACATAAATGACACTAAATTTCCCCAACACACCCAGCAATTTAGGTAAAGTGGACAATGCAAAAACGCTTACACCATTAAGCGACTGAGTTAATCCGCCAAAGGTTTGCGCCAATCCGCCAACAAGCTGCGAAAGTGAAGCAACCGTAATAGAAGTTTGATTTAAAAAGCTAAAGAATCTTGATAATGCTGCAATCGCTATTGCAATGGTTGAAGCAAATGCTGCTGATAGTGTAGGCGCATAGGCTGCTAAGGTTGTTAATGGGGCTTGCAACAGCCTTGTCATAAACGCATCAAGGGTAGGCTTGACGGTTGGGAATGTTTGAGATATTGCGGAAATAAATGCGCTGACAAAAGACGATTTTAGAGCATATAACAAAACAGTATTGATAAAACCAATCGGATCAGCAAACACTTGCTCAAAACTTTGGCGAATATAACCAGCCGCTTGCATTACACCATCTGAAATGGTCTCGATAATCTTACGCCCGTTCTCTGTCAGGCTTGAGAATGCACCTTCTTTTGCGTCTGAGAATGGTAATAAATTTCTAACACTGGTAAATACGCTTGCAACCGCTAGATATAAACCCTGACCTGCAATCATGACACCTTGTGCCAAGGTAGCAATGATAGCTTGACCCGATGCCGCCCAATCAATGTTAGTGACAAAGGCTAATCCACTACTTAATGCAAGCTGGATTTTTTCACCGAAATCTAAGCCGTCTGTTGCTTGATTGAATACAGCGATAAAATTCTGTACTTCTGTGATGATGGGCGCAAACGCAGCTCCCAAAAAGGTTAAGCTATTGACCAACCCCACGATAACCGTGCTCAATACACCGCCTAAAAATCCACCTAATGCCGCCGCCACTTGAGCAAACGCACCCATTGACGTACCGCCATCTTTGATATTGCTAAACAATTGAGTAAACGAGACAACGAGAGGATTGATAGCTGCACCTAGAGGGGCTAAAGCAATCAAAGCAGGTTCAAACGTATCCATAAACGCATCACGCAACGCGGTTAATACATTACTGATACCGCGCACCATGCCTGTAATCACTTGCACGCCTGTGGTCGCCAATTGAGTCAAGCCACGTAAAACAGGCTCAATATTTTCAAAGACCGTAATTAATAATTCTTGAACATTGGACTTAAACACATTCACGTCACCACTCAGATTATCCGTCATGGTTCGCATCATTGACGCGGCTGTGCCTTCTGACTTTCTTAATTCATCACGGAATTTACGCAGTTCAGAGCTTTGATTCCCAAATTCATCCGTTAATAGTTCGGCACTATCAACAAGGGCAAGCATTCCCGTCGCTGCCTCAACACCAAAAATTTCGGTAATTGCAGCCAAGCGGTCAACATCAGACAAGCCTTGTAAGGACTGGTTTAAATCCTCAAATAATGACGGAAATTCTTTTAAAGACCCATCAGCATTCAGCGCACTAAAGCCTAATTCATCCATTAACTCAGCGGCGGCACGGGTGGGGGCGGCTAATGAGTTTATAGCCTGCCGGGCGGCTGTACCTGCCATGCTGGCTTTAATTCCTGAGTCTGACATCTTACCCATTGCCGCGCTTAAATCGGCTGCATCAAAACCCACAGCAGCGAAAACACTACCTGCGTATTTAACACCTTCGGCTAATTGCTCAAGTGACGTATTGGAACTAGTAACGGTTTTGGCGAATATATCCCCAAGTTGTCCCGCCTCATCGGCTGACATTTTCAGGGCTGTGAGTTGGTCACTAACCAAATCAGCGGTAAACGCCAAGTCTGCACCTGTGGCGGCGGCAAGGTTTAACATGCCCGGCAAGGCGGCTATAGACTGTGAGGCTTCAAACCCTGCTAAGGAAAAGTATTTGAGACCTTCGGCGGCTTCTATAGCCGTAAACTTAGAGGTCGTGGCGGCACTTCGGGCGGATTCTTCTAAGGCAGCAAACGCAGCCTGCCCTTCTGATGTATCAAGGTTTAGATTGCCAACCGCTGCTACTTCGTCCATTGTGGACTGGAATTGCATTCCTACACCAAACAAGGCACTGCCAACACCCTCAACGGCGGTGCTAATATTCTGGAATGCAAAGGCGATTTCCCCCGCGCTTTTAACTGATTGCAGGGCTTTAGCTAATAAGCCTGTACTTTTTGCTGTGCTTTTGAGGGATTTATCAGTGTCATTTAAGTCTTTGCGAGTTTGGCTTAAAGATTGGCTTAGGGTTTTTGCAGACGCGGCGGTATTTTTGAAGCCAATGAGAGCTTCTTTGTATTTCAGTAAAATTTCATATACTAAGCTTTTGTCTGCCATTGTTGCGCCCATAAAAAAAGCCCGCGAACAATTCCCTTGAGAGAATCATTAGCGAGCCTTGGCGAACTTTTGACTTTAAGAAGTCTTGGCGTTCTTTAGCCTTATGCTTTTAGATTTTTTCTAGTTAGTAAAACAGTTATGTAATGTTGTTTCAGCTTTTTGGTTTAAAGCTTTCATACCTAATTCAGTTAAATCAAACAGTTCGATACTTTTGCAATTTTTACATTTCACTTCAAATTGATAAGGCAATTCAGGATCAACAACAACGGAAACGATACCCGTAATAGCATAACGCCCATCATGTTGCCCATTTTGCCCCTTGTTTTTTCGCAGCATCGGCTTACCGCAATTACTGCAATGTTGTTTCATTATTAATCCTCAGGAAAAATCCAACCTAATTCTTCTCTCAAATCTAAGCGACTAACTGCATTACAGGTTTTGCATTCAACCTCAAAAACGTTATTTTCAAATGCATCGGCTACAACATAGTTTACATTCTGAATTTTATACCGTCCTGAACCTGCTATATCAACCAGTTGCTCCCCACATGCTTTGCAATATTCCATTTCCTCACCTTTACTCTTGTAATACAACACAATACTTATTGACTGTACCACATTTATCACAAGTCATTTCGTTAACAGTGAAAGCATTACAGTTTTTTTTGAGAAACTCGATTTTGTCGTTTGAAACATATGCAATAGAATCACTCTCAGCTAATACATTTCTACAGTGCTTACATGTTACAACGCGCATCATCCACCCCGCGCTTTGCCATTGTTAGGAGCAATACTAGGAATCAAGTTGCTTATTTGCTCTTGAATTTTGGGTGGTGCTGTATCTTTTACAAACTCCACATGTACAGCAATAAGGCTATTAATAAACTTGGATACTGGATTTGATTCAGGTTTATCGGTTTCAGCTTTCGCAGTTTCAGGGACTTCAAACCCATCCATAGCAAGCTCTTTTATATATTCCAGTGCTCTAATAACCTTGGTTCTATTTTCAAAGTTGCCATATTCTGGAAAACCAACTAATACTTTAATCAACAGATCGCGCCTTGATATATCTAACCCACTTACAGCGCGCCCATTGTCATTTAGTAATTTAGAAATATGGCAGCTCAATCCATAAGGAGTTAAAGGCGAGAGATTTTGTTTTACTCCACCATTATCTTGCTGAAAACTATCAATAATTTCACTCAAGTTAAATTCGGAAACTGTAAAACATTTAGGGCACTCGACAAGTAATCTGCCATCTTGGGTAATGAAAACCCCTGAATCTTTGACTAGTTTAAATGCGTGGTATTTTGGCTCAGTCAACTGACATTCACAATCACGATTTTGGCAAATTAGTTTTTTCATGATGAATACAAAACCCCTTTAATCAATTCAACTGATGGGAGGTTTTCAAGCCCAATATCATCACGCATGACTGTAATGAGTTTTAAAAACACACTAAGCGAATCAACACCCGCCCCATTTCCATCTAAGATTTTACGCATAGGCATGTAGGCTTTTAGTACCGACTCAGAGGCAAGCATGGACAATCTAGCCTCTAAGGTCATACGAGTTTTACCAAGGTTTGCTAAATTCTCATCAAAGTCTTTAATCTTTCTCTTATCCGCCTTTTGCTTTTTGTTTAGTTCGCGCTGTTTTTCAAGTGCGACAAAAGCGGAATAATGGATATTCTCAATCAGCTTTGGATATAGCGTTACTTTTTCTTCATGAATCACATCATCTTGCAATTTTTCCGAACTCATGGACTGTTTATCCTTCTGTTTCTTGTTACTGTTATTTCTTATCACCACCAACAGCCAAACCGATGCCGTTGGCAGTGCTGACGGATTCGTTATAACTATCTTGAAATTTGCGCTCAAGAGCTAAAACATAGTAATTCATAAGCTTATGGATATTGTACATTTCAGCATTTTGATGACCCTCACTAATTAAGAACTCTATAGCTCTATCTATAACTGTGAGGATGTCATCTTTTGCGATTCTTTCTTTTAGCCTTATGATGCTTTTTGGGACGTTTGCGCCGTTGCTTGTGCTTGCGGGGTTTCTTGTTGTTTCCGCAAGAAGGGCAAGACGTTTCCCATGAATTCAAATCCGCTTTTGGAAAGCTCAATATTGTATGACAACCCTCCCACGGCAATAGCTACCACCATACCTAAAGGTAAGTTATCCATTGCAGTACGCTGTTCTTCGTCGTCTTTATCCCAAGACATAAAAAACATTGCAATCTCAATAGCTGTATCTGGCACTTTCATCAACAATTGATATAACTGTTCGCTTACAGCATCCATATCAACTTCTTTTACCAGTTCGCCATCAACTTCTTTTTCAACAAGAAAGGTCGTTTGAAATTCATACAAATTAGCAGCCTTGTCTAATAATGGCGTAACTGTATCAATCAGCTCTTGAAACTGTAGCCGATTAATAGAGCATACAGGCACTTGCTCATCAATCCCTTCAATATCAAGATGCTTATACGAGGCTTTTACACTTTGTATTGCTTTGAGTAATGACATTAGCGGCTACACTCTATCTTTAATCGAATTGACATCTACCAACTTGACGTATTCTGATTCCGTACCATCGCTTGGCACATTTTTGCCTTGTGGTTTTTTAGGGGTACAAGTAAAGCTCATACTGCCTACTTCGGCTGTGATCGCACTTAAAGCCCCATCTGGTGCAACTCGCAAGTTAGGATAGGTGAATCGGATAGAATTGCCTGAGAATGGGTTACGCACGAAAATCTTGACATAAAAGTTCTTATTGATGTCACTACCTGCCACCATATCCACGTTTTGCGGTTCAATATACTTACCAGTAATTTGTACCTTTTCACCTTCGGGAATTTGGCTATCACTGGTTAGCTGCAACATGCCCGCACCACCCTCAATGCCTGAATCAGTAATCAATTCAACATTATTAGCAACATCATAAGTTACTTTTTCAACAAAATTAGTTTTAGTCACCGCTGTTAATACAGTTGCGCTATCAGTACCCTCAACCAATTCAGCACTAACCAAAGCACTGACAGGGCTAGAATCGCTGATTGCAGCAAGCAATAATGCAATAGTGTTTTTTGAATTATCTAGTGCACCCGCCCCATCTGTACCCAGTTCCACAATTAATTCCACACTATTTTGCACTTGAACCGCTAATGGCTGGTCGTTACCTGTGGCAGTGGTAATCGTCAAACTTGCTAAATTTTCGCCTGACAACTGACTATATTTAACGCCTTGATTAGTTAGATTGTTATGAGGCTGCTTAATCTCTAAATCTGAAATAAACGAATGACCCAACTCAGTTGCCAGCCATTTAGATAACGCTGCTGTGACGTTAAAAGTGCCAACTTTTTCAGCGACATTTTTAATTCTGCCCATAATCGCCATAGCCATCACTTGTTTATTTTCAAGCGAATCTGTACTAAATTTAAATTGTGACGGGGTACGTCTTGTTGCACTATCCAACGCATCACCCGCATCATCTTGTTTAAATGATGGGCGTGTAACTTCTTCTGTATTTTGGGTTAATTCTGACAATGGAACGTTGATAGCCCGATAAAACTGCGTTGGCACACTGCCATCTGGATTTGTAGGAGCAAAATACATATCTGCACTGGTATTGCCAATACCTCTATCAGCTTCAAAAATATGACTTAACGTTGTAATGTCATTCATTATTTACTCACCTTTAAATATTATTCTGTACTTTTAAAACGGGGCTGCCGTCATTATTTTAGATTTAACCATTTTGCTGCTGTGGTTTTTCTGCATCATGGGTGAAAATCCACACCAAATTAGAGAAACTGTAAATCAAGCCAATCACAGCCGCTTGTGACTCAGGGTCAAAACCAAAGCCAAACGCAGCAGCCAAGCCACCCAATGCACCAATCCAGCCCGCCACTGTTTCCTTTTGCTTACCTAAACGGATTGCATTTTGATACCACTTTTCTTTTTGTACTTGCTCACTCATGACCGTCACCTTTTGACTTATCATCTAAACTTTTAACTGCTGCATTTGCAGCCTTATTTGCCACGTCCACTGCTGACTTTTCAAATATCCCTGCTAATCTCATAAAAAATGGCACACCCAGACTTGCACCAAAGGTAGCCAAACTACCTAACACCAGTACAAAAACCACGAATTCAATTGAAATATAAACATCAAAAACACGGAAATAGAGCAGTCCCGCCGCCCCAACAACCATTGTCATAATGCCTATAAACCAATCAGACAAAACCCTATACACCCCATACCTAACACTAAATTCACGGCTTTTTGTTTCTATAACGTCATACGAAAGTTTAACGGCACTAGCGGCTAAAGCTATAAATCCCAACCAAACAAAAGCTAAAAACGCGTCATACCAGTCTTTCATTTCACACCGTCACTTTTTAACCAACATCCTGAGATTAACTTTTGATTCAATAACTTTTACAAGCACATCTTTATACTGTTGTGTTCTGATTGTAATGTGACTTGCGGGCCATGTAATTTGCCACCCTAAATCCCCTGACGCATACTGTTCATATTGTTCTTTTTCCGAATTAACAAATGTATACCCTGTGTTACTTTCTCCATGCTTATCAATCGCTAATAACAGCTTAGATACAAACCCTTGATATTTTTCCATTCCATTCATAGGAAATGCAAAACCTGCAATACAATTTTCAGCACGACGAATACAACGAAAACCATTTTGTGCTGTATCTCCAGCGTTCTTTAGAGGAACGTCTCCCAGCACATGCACTAAATTTTCAGCACCCCATACCGTTGTCAACACTTTAGGTTCAAACGTTGCCACCAAGTCCATAACATGGCGTTTTAAGACATCCTCCCAATCTTGGTTTTTTACCAACTCAATATCCATATCACACCTTGAAGTATCTAAATTGATTACCCTCGTAACACTTTGTATCTTCTTTTATTTTCAACCTGCACACCAATTCGTCATATCGGCATTTAGCATTTTCTTGTTGTGCTTGCACTTGTTGTGGGTCTAAATAAAACATATCTTTATCTACTGCCACACTTGCCTGCCCCTGCCGTGCAAACACATTTAAATAAGGCAAAATCGAACAATAAGCCGCCTGTAATTGGCTTTCTTTCCATTCCAATGCCATACCAGCAGGCTGTGTACTTTCAACCCTGCCAGTATCTTTATAGAGCTGTAAACAGGCTTTAACGATATGCTGATTGATCGTTTTATCTACTTGTGGCGTTTCTGGGAGATGATATAAGTTAAACCATTCTCTGAACTCACAAGCATTGGTAATCCCTGCACAACGGTCATCATAATTCCAGCATTTTGATTGCTGATACGTTATTTCTTTATATTCTTCTATGATTTCTTTATATTTTTTGTACTCATTTGGGTCGTTTTCATACTGCTTTTGCAGTTGTTCATACAGATGAATTAACGCCCAATTTGCAACAACCCCGATATGCTCAGCGGGTAAACTTTCCTCTGTATGCAATGCTGTGTAAGTCACCCGTACAACGTCGCCATCCTCAACACCACTCAGATATTGAATAAATCGATCACCTTGCGGGTTTTGGTAGTTTGGGTTGTATTGTGTTGAGTCTAGGAGATTCATATATAAACCACCCCCATATCAGCCGTTCCGCTTTTTAAGCGGCGCACTACTTGCCCTTGTGGAAAAGTTGCTAATTCGTTCTTAGGATATTCAACACTAGTATCAGCCATATCCCATTCAACATTAGGCGTTAGCAAAGTCCAAACGGACAAAGTGTTAGCTCTAAAAAACAGATATTCACAATTATTTCCTGTGCTAACAAAAGCATTACCTGTTAGATAACTGTTTGCGCTCCAAAAACAGGTGTCAGTAACGGAATTGCTCCAGTAGTGTCCATTAAAGTCACTACTTGAGAAGCCTACATATTCACCTTGAGATATTGACAAAGGTGTCGATAACACTACCGTTTGAAATCCACTACTTAGAACAGTAAAGTTAACTTGTTGCATGATTGTAAAATCATTACCGCCATCATGGCGCGCTACAAACGCCACATGATTGGCGGCGGGATTTCCGCCATACCCTATTTCAACTGATGTGATAACGCTTGATGAAATTGCTGGGCTTTGATATATCCTCGTATGAGGAAAGTTTGCAGCGAATCCCCATGTACTTGTTATGTCATTTCTAGCTGAACCGAGGATTTGCCCCGCCCCTTTTTCATATACACCAATAATTTTATTTGCACCTGCAACTGTACAAGTGCCGTTTTGTGCAATATCGCTAAATTCAGACGTTTGCAAGCCAGAACTTGTAGCTGGTTTCGGGTAAAGGTCTGTGATTGGTGTATTAGACATAGCTCACTCCCCCTAAGGCGGCTGTCCACTGTGAACCTGTGTACACAAACACAAAGTCGCCATCATTGTTTATGTCGATGTTTGTAATATCATCAATCATTGCCACCAAGGTCGGCACAACAGTGTTGCTTACACCTGAAATCCTAAAACCTACTTTATCTCCTATGTTTGGGGTTGTTGGAAAGGTATAGTTTTGCATAGCACTTGGCTGACATTTGGTGTAAAAGGTGTTTGTCTGCACTGATATGTCACCTGTCTGTACTGTAGTGTCATGACTGACTATAGGAATACGAACTTCCCTATTAACACCGTCTTGTTCAACAGATACGACAATCATCACAATCACCTTTTATCAGCTGACCGTAACAACAGGCTGCCCAAACTTCACATCGATTTCGGTTGCATTAATAGCTAACCCCACTACTTGCGCCATCAAGCCACCGCTTGGTTTGGTATGGGTAAAGCTACCATTCGTAGCTAACCACGCCGTTTCCCCTGCTGTTGCACCTGTTACTGGTATTTTGCCAGAACGATATGCTACGCCATCAGTTGCAGCGTCAGAAAAGCTAGTTGTCACATATCCATTTGCAAAGTATCGGTTAGTACCATCTGTATCAGCTGTACGCATTTTGGGCGTGCCTGCATCGTCAAAAATATGTACAAATGTATTTGCCGTAATTGCACCCACAACGGTCAAACCTGTTAGTTGCACGTCCTCTGCAATGTTAATCACTTTTTCTTCATTAGCTACCCCATCAGTAGGGGCTAAATATTTTACTTCTGGCATTGTTAAGCTCGCTTGATTCGTGGCGTAGTAAGATTGATTGCTAATTTAGTGCTACTCACTGCAACGCCGATTTGTATTAAAAATCCATCTTGAGTTAATTCTGTTGATGTCGTAATTTTTCCATCTACACCCAACACATAAACCGCATCTAGGGTTAAATTCCAGCTTTCATTTTCGACTATATCGCCTTCACTGGCATAAGCGATGTTTGAGCCTGCTTGTAATGAGATTCCAAATACAGAGCCTGCATGATTCAAGTCGTACTTATCCGCATGAACTGCAACTCCACCACTCATAGCTAATACACGGTATGCACTGACACTATTTGCAGCCACGTATTTAGTTGCTTCTTGTGGTTCGTCGATAATTGGCGGTTCAGTTGGTGGTAATACAATATTGTCAGGATTCAGTTCAATCGATTTAATTCGGCTAAAGTTATCAGCCCAAAATTGAGGCGTTTGCGAATAACCCGCATTACTTTCTGTCGCCACCACAACGCTTAAATCTTGTACTAACACCTGCGGATTTGACTGGCTGTACTTTTTCAATGATTCCGCAACCGCATCACTTACCGCATCGACTGACAATAAAGCCAATTCGTCAGTAGTTAGTTTTGTATTGATGATGTCGGTTACGGGGGTTGTCATGGTTTAGCCTTGTGTGTTTAATTCAGCGGCTTTTGCAATCGCATCGCGGCGCAACGAAAAGCTAGCCACTACAACAGAATCATTATGTAAATCAACAACGTCATAACAAGTTGTCGTTTTGTTGTATTGCTGTTTATAACGTTCACTTGACATTGCTTTTATCCTGTAAAAAGGGGCTATCGAAATAGCCCAAACCACCAAAAGAGGACGGAGGAACTAATAAACTATAAACATCCAAGCTAGTGCGATAATTACCACAATAAACATAGCTGACGAAATCAAAACCCAATGTGTAATACTTAGGCTTTTCCAGCGTTTACGTGGTTTAAAAATTTGCCTCCATCGCATTGCTTGCACCTGAATTCGGGTGAGCATTTTTAAAGGTACATCAAAAACGAGGAAAACACTCAAACCTCTACTGGTGCGTCGTTCTTAGTTAATTCGAGTGAGTGCATTTGTTGCGAGGTAGGAGTGTAACGGGCTGCACTCAAGCCTAAACGCCCTATTTATAGGGATTCATTTATTCCGTCGGTAATACATCTTTAAGCATGTAACCTAAACGCTTATCTGACAAAATCGGTTTGACATAACGTCCGCCAACCATTTCTTCACCGCCTTCAAGAAATTCATTAGTTTGCCATGAGCGGGCAATAGGATTACCAAATACGGCACGATATGCGAATGTCGCCGATGCTTGCTTAGTATTAGACACTGGCTTTTGGTGCATAAACTGTACGTTATTACCCCAAATACGGCTTAAATCACTAAAATCCTCAGCCACTTGACTGTCCATCGAACGCCGCGCACCACCTATAAGCAATTCAACATTAAATTCTTGTTGGAATTCTTGAACACTAATTTTGCCTTTTGCATCTGCGTTACCACGCACACCTACAACCATTTCAGGATTGCGACGGACAACTTTCCATACGGAATCATTCATGACAATTTTATTCACGTCATAGAACAACTTATTGTTGATGATGTCGTCAAATAACACATATAAATCAACTGAGTCGTCCCATTTTATTGCAGGGGTGTCTACAAAGTCAGTCAAATAACTTTCATCGCTACTCAACATATCAGCAACAACTTGTTCATAAGAAATCGTCAAGCCTTCACCAATTAATGACATACCCTCTTGACGTAATGAAATTTGTGGGGCATTTGGGTTAGCTTGCGCATTAGCATCAATATCATTCTGTTCGCTTTGGTCAAAACTATATTTTAAGGCGTGTGCTTCAACCGACGCTTCAAGTTCTTTGATTTGAAAATCGACAGTATTAATTTTGCCTTTACGCCCAACTTTAGTTTTTGGGGCTGTATATTGCGACAAGTCACGAACATGATATTTAAATGTTTTCGTTGGCACTGGCACATCTTGTAAAATGCGCGTTGCAATAAATTCAGCAGGTTGCGGGTATGCTATCAACATGCCCGTCAATGCCGCTTGGGTTGGCACGTTGAGCATTTGATTATTGCCAGACTTAGCCAATTGTTGAAATTGATTTTCTGTAATTTGGAATAACTTACCCATTAGATTTTACCCCCGCCATTACACCAGACAGAAATCACTTTTTCGTCGGTGCTTGCGTCAATGGATTCCATCGCTTCACAGAACCACTTACCTGTTGTTACCTTTGCACCACGTCCGTTTGCAGTAGGTGCTAATTTATCACCCTGCTTAATATCGCCTGTGACGGTGAGCAAACCAAAACCAAAGATACCCACATCAACCATATTTGCATCGCCTTGGACGTATTCCGTGCCTTTTGGCGTATGTGTAATACCTAATACGTTATCGGTTGCTGCAACGGCTGGGATAATTTTGTCATCCGCACCAGCCGCCGTATCCCACTTGGTGAAAATAGGCGTGTCGCCATAAACAGAGTTGGTATTGTCGTTCCACTCGCAACTTAAATACTGGTCAAATTGTGCACCTTGAATACTAGCCATGACCCACGTCCTTTAAAACTTGAGCTGATGCTTGTGCGTAAGTCATGCCGCTTGATTTTATCAAAGCGTCGATTTTGCCCGCGTAATAGTTTGCATCTTGTGGCTGTTGACCGCTGCCACCCTCTGCTTTACCTTTTTGAAAGTAGTCAGCTGCGATATTTTTGACCAATTTTTCAATTTCTTTATCCGACAAAGTATTAATTTCGCCAGCATCATTCTGCATTGACTTGAAAATCTCTTTTACTTTTTCTTCAGTCAAAGGTGCAGATATGTTAGTTTCAGGCGGTTTCGCTTGTTTTTCTAACGCTTCAATTCGGTCGGTCAATGGTTTGATTTTGTCATCAACTACACCACCAACACCTTTAAGAATTTTACCTAAGTCATCATCTGTCATTTCGTCAATATCCTGTTGTTCGTTTTTGGTATTCCACCATTTATTTAGTTTTTCAAAAAAACCTTGCTCGGTTTCATCATCACTTTTTTGTACCCGTCCCGCCGACCCTGCTAACGACAATCCCGTATACTTTCCTGCTTTTACATCTATCCACATGGCTGCATTAGGCACTTTGATCCCAACAGCCCACGCTCCTACTTTGTCAGCAAACAATGGATCGTTTTGCTTAACAATCCAGCTTTGTGCTACAAATGCCCCTGAATTTTTAAAGTCATGATTCATATCAACATTTTTAGTTAATCCTTGTTGCATAAAATCATCAGAGGCTTGTTCTATCGTTTCCGCCGTTGCCCAGTCGCCTTGCGAATCAACTACGTTAGGTGCGTATACAATGCCGTAAGCAATCTGCTTTTCATCGCTAAACTTTTGCAGTTCAAACGTCAATACTGGCTCACCAGACTTAAGCATTAACTTTTCACCATTTGCAGGTGATTTGACAAGGCTTATATGTGTCAATTTTAGTTTTATTAATTCCGCCGCCATTGTCGTTAGCTTCTTATTTCCTCAACATTTGCGTACATCATAGAATAGTTTTTTTATTATTTCTGCATCATATTTTCGATTTCGCAATTTATGGGAAATATTAAAACTTTGCTGTGCAATAATTAGCCACATGAGCACTATTAATCTACTTAAAATGGATTTAGGGACTGCCAATAATACAGATACATATAGAAATTATTGGCTTGGATTTGCGCCTGCGAATTGCATTCCTAGAAGTATACCTTTAGATTTCTTATTAACGCTGTATGACAGTTGCAGCTATCACAGCACGCCAATACATAAAAAAGCCCGTGCTGCGTTTGCACGCGGGATCAAAGTCAAACATGAACCCATCACACTGCAAGGATGGAAAGCACGGCTAGAAGCAACAGAACAAGCATACTTACAAACTATGCAGCAAGTTGATATAACGCAAAACATCAAAGATATAGATTACAGTCAGTTAGATACGCTCGATAAAAATATTGCAGAAATAAAAAAGCAGATTACCAAGCAAACTAAAAAAAGCCCACTGAGTGCTTTAGAGGATATTTTTGAAGGGGGAACAGCCTATTTTTTTACGGCTTGTGGCGCGGATCGTGTCGGTTTTGGTGAATTTTATGCGGAAATCGTGCGGGCTGGTAATGGACAAGTTTTAAGAATTCGGCACTTGCCAGCGATCACGATGTGGCGGCATATCGATGAAAAACGGTTTATGCAGGTCAGCTATAACGCACGCGGTCAAATGAACATAGTGGAGTTTGATGCTGACGAAATTATTCACGTTAAGTCGCCTATCGATTTACGCGCTGGCTTTTATGGTAGACCTGACTGGTTTAGTGCCCGTGAGGATATTCAGTTACTAACCAATTCGATTAAATATAACAGTAACTATTTTAAAAATAACGGAATGCCTAACACTATATTGCTTAGCAATTTAGGCTTAAGTGAAAAAGCTAAGAATGAGTTTAAAGAATACTTACAAAGCAACTTCAACGGAGTGGAAAATAGTCACAACACACTTTATGCAGATTTTCCACCCAACGATAATCCCAATACTGAAAATACAAAATTTGAAGTTATTCAACTAAATCCACGTACTAAAGATGCTGAATTTGTTAAACAAATGATACTAGCAAGGGATAGTATTGTTACTGCCCATGAGATTCCACCGCGCTTAATGAATATCATTGATGCAGGGCAATTAGGTGGTTCTGGTGAAGCTAACGAGCAATTTAAGCAATTTTTAGAAATCACTATCGAACCCGATCAAGCCCTCATGTTAGCGGCTTTTAAACAGCCTTTCAATGAGTTGGGTATTAGTACCAATGATATTGAATTTGATACAATTTCTTTGTTAAAAGAAGAAGATACAACGCAACTCGAACCACCGCAAGCTGTAACGCCTATCATACCCACGCAAGAACAAGCTGCTGATAATGAAGAAAAAGGCGTGACCAAATCAGACCGTAATGAATATACCAATTTAGTGAAGCATTTGGAAGATAAAGAAATCGATGACTTGCTTCACGCTGCATTGGGACAACGGGGGGCGTAATGCCAGCAGGTCGTAAAGGTGCGAGCAAAGCAACAAAATCTAAAGCTAAGGAATTATATTTATTAAACCTTAGCACCACCGAAATTGGTAAACAAATTGGATACAGTCGCCGCACAATCAGCAACTGGATTAACGATGGCAATTGGGAAGAAGAATTAAGAAAACGCCTAGAAACCCCTGAGTTAATACAGGAAAATATCAACTTTCTATCCAAACAAGAACAGAGTTTAACCACAGTCAACTCAATTGCAGCTCTGACAAGATCACTTGAAAAACTTAAACGCGTAAATGGCACACCAAAATTACGCCCTAAAGTATCTTACCAGCTAGAACAAGAACTTATAAACAAAATTAAATCTGGAAAATATATCCAGTTACGACAATATCAGTCTGATTTTTTATTTAACCCAGCGCGTTACAAGTGTGTTTTAAAATCCCGTCAAATCGGTTTTTCTTTTTTATTGGCACTCGCTGCGACTATTGGCGGTGTAAGTGGGCGTAACCAGTTGATTGTCTCAGGTTCTGAGTTGCAAGCTGGGATTGTATTGGGTCATGCGATCAACCATTGCGAGAAGTTGGGCGTTGCTTATTCAGCCATCAAAAAAGCCAAAGGTGTACAAGGCATTCAAATAGATGGCGGCGGCAAAATTCTAGCCCTTTCAACCAACTATAGAACAATTCAAGGTTGGGAGGGTGATGTTTATCTTGATGAATTTGCATGGTTACCTCGGGGTAAAGATAAGCTTGTGTATTCGGCTGTGGTTGCAAGTATTACCAATTGTGGGGGCAGCGTCACAATATGCAGCACGCCGTATACAGTTGGCAGTATGTTTTGGGAAATTGCTACCAACCATAAAGAAAAACACAACCACTTTGATGTAACTACTATCACTATCCATGATGCTATTGCACAAGGAATGGAAATACCGGGCGGCATTGATGAATTAAGGCTGGCTTTTGATGCTGGCTCATGGGAAATGTTCTTTGAATGTCAATGGGCTGAGGAAGGTGATTCTGTGCTTAGCTGGGATTTATTACAAGAACTTGCCCGTAACCACAAAGAGACGCGATTTTGGGATGCACCTGTATATATTGGTGTAGATACAGGCTCTACAGGCGACAAAACAGCCGTCTATGTTTTTGGTGAAACTAACGACCCTCATACACCTTACAAGTCGCTGTTTTACGAAGAATTAAATGACTCACGTGATCCAGATAAAAGACTGGCTTTTGTAGAACAATTTATTCACAAATACCATGTTAAACGAATGAATATTGACAAAACGGGGGTTGGTGATGAATTAGGGGCACGCTTAAAGAAAAAATACCCACTCATTGCCAATCCTGTGCAATTTTATCATGGCATCAAGTACGACATGATTACCAACTTTCTAAAACTCTGTGAACATAGACAAATCACATTAATTGACGACACATTTCTATTAGCTCAATTTCATTCTATAAAACGAGCCTACACCAAAGAAGGAAAGCTAACATATGAAGCCAAGCGCGACAAGAATGGTCACAAAGATGCGGCTTTTGCTGCCATGATGGCGATTCTGCACTTAGCGACACAAGGGCGTGAACGCAAGATTAGCTTTGCAGGAATGACATTATCATGAGTCTCGACGAAGCCCTAACTGTTGCTGGCATCTTAATCAGCGAGAAATGGCGCGAAATTGCCACCAGAGACGGCGTAACACCTGTCAATACGGGCGACCTACGCAAGGCGCATATAACGACCGTCACAGAGCAGAATGACGGCAAATTAATCACCTTAAGCAACAATCTACCTTATGCCCGCGCGGTGCATGATGGTAGACCCGCAATGACGATCCGACCCAAGAATAAAAAAGCCTTGTACTGGAAAGGTGCAGCGCATCCTGTAAAAGCGGTTAGACAGAAGGAACGCCAAGGCAATCCGTATTTCACCAACAGTTTAAAAATATTGGAACAAGAGGGTTTTGATTTTTTAGATGATCCGATCAGAAAGGCAATTGAGCAAGAATTGAATGAGATGTTCAAAGGGGTTAAGTAATGCAGTTTGATAGAAAGGTTTTTTTTGATTTATATCGTGATACGTTTGGCAAGTTAAGCCATGACCAAGTGGACGGATTAGGTTTTTTATTAAGCTTCTTTGAACAGCAGCGGGCTTATGATGATTTATTGCTGCCACAAATTGCGTATATGTTAGCGACTACAAAGCACGAAACAGCGAGCACTTTTCAGCCCATTAGCGAACGTGGGAGACGGGATTATTTTCGCAAGTATGATGGGCGTTTTGGTAACGTGCGGGCGGGTGATGGATGGCAGTATCGTGGGCGCGGTTATGTGCAACTCACGTTTTATGATAACTATGACAAGATGGGTGATATTATTGGGGTGGATTTAATTGCAGAGCCTGATTTGTGTTTGCAACCTGAAATTGCCGCTGACATTATGTTAGAAGGTTTCATACGTGGCTCGTTTACAGGGGTTGGGTTAAAGCGGTATATCAATCATAATCAGCGAGACTATTACCATGCGCGAAAAGTGATTAATGGATTAGACCGTGCCGAGGATATTGCAGGTTATGCAAGGCATATTTATGAGATGTTGGCAGCGTCTCAGGTTTTGCAGGATGGAAGTGAGGAAACGGTGTTTTAGGGGAGGGGATAAGGTGCATATCCCCATTTTAAAATTAAGTTCATTATATAAATAGTCACTCATAATCCATCCTTAAATAATGTCGGCAATTCAGTCATCAAGTAATATTTGACAACTGAACTGGCTTAGGTTGGTTGTACGCCCAAAATGACGGTTTTATACTGCCATGTTCATAAGATTGTTCAAATATTGTTATTCGTCTTTTAATATACTCAAACTCGCTCCAAGTCATCGAGACACCCATCTTATCCAGCTTATTCTTATATAAATAGAACGCGCGGTGCGGTTTATGACCTTCAAGTTTAACTTGTTCTATCAAGGATTCAATTAAAACAAAGCGTTCTAATTCATCATCGAATTCAATTAACTCAGCTCCCTCTATTTCTTCTGGAACTTCATTATCAAGCTCTCGAACAACTCCTTTTTTATCAATAAAACCTATTTTTTTAGAAGGACTTTTAACAGCTTCAAGCGTCCATTCTCTATCCCTAGTTGGTAATCCATGCTCTTGCCAAAGTCCTGCATTATCTAAAATCAACCCATATTCTTTTCCTTTTGCTGGTCGCATCACCCGCCCAACCATCTGTAAATACAGTGCAAGCGACTTGGTTGGTCTAGCAAGCTGAACCACTTCACATTCAGGGAAATCAAAACCTTCTGTAATAATCTCAACATTGCATAAGACTTTAATTTCTTTTGTTTTAAATTGCTCAAGCAACTCTTTTCGTTCCCGCTCAGGTGTTGAACTATCAATATGAGCAGCGGCAATGCCAGCTTCATTGTAGCGTTCAGCAATTTCTTTACTGTGCTCTATATTTACAGCAAATACGATAGCTGATTTATCTTGTGCATGTTTTTGGTATGACTTTATCAAATTAACCATTAAGCCATTATTTAACATAACCTTCCCTAGCTGATTGGTAACATAATCACCTTTCCGTTTTTCTACATTTTTCAAATTAGGAGTAACTCCAACAAAAGTCTTAATATCCGCTAAATGACCCTGTTCAATAAACTCTTTCACTTGCATTGAGGAAATTAAAGTCTGAAATTGCTTGTCAAATCCTTGTCCATTCAGACGAATTGGAGTGGCAGTTACGCCTAAGAACTTTGCTTGGGGATAAATATCCCATAACTTTTGATAGGATTTTGCTGTAGCATGATGGCATTCATCAATAATGACCAAGTCTGCGTCAGGGTGCTTTTTTCTGCGACATAGCGTTTGAATCATGGCAACGTGAACGTTATGTTCATAATCAGCTTTACTACCAGAATTGACTAATCCTACTTCGATATTTTTAGCAGTTAGCTTTTTTGTGATTTGTTCAACCAGCTCTGTTCGATGTACTATAATCAATACCTTTCGTTCATGCTCCCATCCTTTTTTTACGATTTCGCTAAACAAGACTGTTTTACCTGTACCTGTAGGCATCTGAAACAGAACGCTTTGAACGCCTTGTTTCCACTCATAAAAAATTCGTTGCATTCCCTGTTGCTGGTATGGTCTAAGTGTATCTGACATGACAAACCTCCTATTCATAAACCACATGTTCACTATAATTCTCGAACTTCGTAAACTGTCCTTGAAACGCTAAACGTACCGTACCAATAGGACCATTACGCTGCTTACCGACAATAATTTCTGCTGAGCCTTTGGCTTCACTATCCTCGTTGTATACTTCATCGCGGTAAATAAATATAATCACGTCCGCATCTTGCTCAATCGCACCCGATTGACGTAAGTCAGACATGATAGGGCGTTTATCCGCTCGCTGTTCGACGCTTCTGTTAAGTTGGGATAATGCTATCACAGGCACATGTAATTCTTTGGCTAAGGCTTTCAAGCTGCGACTGATTTCAGTAATCGCCTGTGTTTCATTATCCGTCACCCGATTGCTTTGCATCAATTGTAGATAATCCACCACAATCAAACCTAATCGACCTTGTTCACGGGTTAAACGACGGGCACGTGCTCGCAAAGTCAGCGGAGTTAAAGCAGGGGTGTCATCAATAAATAATGGGGCTTCTGAGAACTGGCTAATCGCAGTGGTCACCTTGGACCAGTCATCATCCTCAAGTTTACCTGTGCGTACACGCTGCTGATTAACACGTCCAATTGAGGCAATTAAGCGCATTCCTAACTGTTCGGCTGGCATTTCCATGCTAAACACGGCAACAGGTTGATTGCAGTTAATAGCCACGTATTCTGCAATATTCATCGATATACTGGTTTTTCCATGTGACGGGCGACCTGCCACAATAATTAAGTCAGAAGGCTGCAAACCACTAGTTAATTCATCTAAATCAACAAAACCCGTTGGCACGCCTGTAATAGCTTCATCACTTTGAAACATCGTATCAATGCGGTCTAATGACTGCGCTAATACGTCTTTTATTTCAATGAACCCTTTTTGATTTTTTTGGGTACTTTCGGCTATCTCAAATATCAATTGTTCAGCTTTATCTAATATTTCTGCTGGGGAATTTTGCGGGTTATAGGCGTTATTACTTATTTGTTCAGCCACTTGAATCATTTGTCTCAAAATTGATTTTTGGCGCACAATATCAGCATAGGCTTTGATATTAACTACGCTTGGAGTGTTATGAATTAAGGTATCTAAATATTCAATGATATGCTTATTTTCTAGCTCTATAATGCCTTGTCTTTCTAATGTATCTTTGACTGTGATAATGTTACAGGCGTGACCTTCTTCTAAAAGAAACTTTACCGCTTCAAAAATAGTCCCGTGATTTTTATGATAAAAGTCGCCTACACTAATCGCGTCAGCCACTTCTAGCCACGCATCGGCTTTAAGCATTAAGCCACCTAATACGGCTTGTTCGGCTTCACTGGAATGTGGGGTAATACGCTTGATTAATTCAACTTCTTTTAGATAATGCTGATCTGGAAATTGTGCGATATTGTTTGCGGGTTGCATGGGATTATCTCTTTCTTGTTGGTGGGGTGCACGTCCTTGTGCGGGGTGGGTAATGCTAATAATAAATCCCTAAAAAGTTTGTACTTTTGATGCTTTTATCTACAATCTGCTTAATTTCATCTTGCGTCACGCCACGTTCTAGTAATGCGTGAACCATGTTTCTATATAGAAACTCGAGCTGCAACCCACGCCGCCCATGCAACCTTTGCAACTCAAACAGCTCATTTCTAACAAAATCAGTCCCATCTCTTTTTACCGTACTCCAAACGCGTTCATTTACAGCACTATTATCCGTTAACAATCCTAATTGCTTTCTCAAGCCTTTAGGAATGGCGAGCCGCCGCCAAGGTGTTGTTGCATCATTATGGAAAAACCTTTGTATTGAGCATAAAGTTCTTTTCTTGTTGTTTGGCATCTCTCATTCTCCAATTGAGTTAAAAGTGGTTACACGTCCTTGTGCGGGGAAGGGGTTAGCAATGACATTCACGCTCATAAGTAAGTAGTTCGCTATCTACTTCATCAGGTTCTATATCAAATTTAAACTTAGGTTTAGCGCAAGCCAGCCCAAACAAATACTTATTAATAGACTCTAACTTTGTAAAAAAGCCTTTAATCATTTCTCTATCGGCAATCCTAACATCATGCAAAACCCAGTCGTCTGTATCATCAATAGTTGTCAAAACAACCACATATTTACACCCATACATTCTTTGTGCTGGTTCGCTATCAAAATATATCCATGCCATAGAGTCACGTTTATCAACATGAAATGAGAATTCCAGCCCTGCATATTCAGAAAGTGGATGGTCGTTTTTAAAGTGTTCTGCAATAATTTCCACCATCTCGCTAAACTTCACCATTTCAGGCACAGAAGCTAACACTGTGTTACTAAATTCAATCGCCATTGCTTTCGCCTGTTCCTGTTGCATATTTGCTATATGCAATTGCAGCTCTTGCAGTATTAAGGCGTTGTATTCCTTAAAACTAATACTCTCCAATGACACACCAACCTCTTGCTTAACCTTATTTTTAAGGCTATCTGCAAAATTACCCCAACGACTTAGTGATTCTTCAATCATGCCAGTCACCAACGCCTCCACTTTTTCCTTAACAAGTGGTCGGATTTGTTCTTCGGTCATTGCCGCCGCAAATTCTTCTTTAAACATAGCTTGAATATCAATCATCTCTCATTCTCCAATTAAGTTAAAAGTGGGTACACGTCCTTGTGCGAGGGTGGGTATAGTGGCTTAAGGCTTACAATCTTTTGAAGGTACGCCCATTAAGCTAGGATTAGTTCCAAATAAGTAATCTATTTCTTCTTTAGGCACTTTATGCAGTTCAATCATAGTTTCACCTTTATGCTGGATCGTGCATACTTTCATTACTTTACCTGCTGTCCAATCAACAAAACCACTCGCATCTATAGTCTCAGCCTGCTGAAACACCTCTTCTTCTGCCACATACACACAAGATGACCATCTTCTAAGTGACGGGTTATAGTTGTCATTTCCTTGAAATTGCTTTACCTTTCCGTCCTTAATAACGGTTATCAATACATCCGAACTATCTTGCTCTCTATCAAATAATACAGTCGCAAATTGCTGACTAGCATAAATATTAAAGTCAACAATATCAGCATTCTTGATGCTGACTGTCAATTCTTGTGCTAAATGCATTTTTCATTCTCCTATCGATTGCGACCGCAAATGCAGCCTGTTAGTCTTGCCCCACAAGAAATACCTATGAGGCAATTTTGATTAATTAGTCACTAGTAATAATGACTTGAGAAACTTTACTTCCACCTACAGAAATATTCATACCGCTAATATCGCCGCTAGCTGTTCCCACCTTTTTGTCTTTTTGTCTTTTTGTCTTACTTACCGTAGTTGAGACTGCGGCATCTGAACTTACAACTGTTACTTGTGTAACATTTTCCGCCTCATTAATATTGCAACCAGTAGCTGTGCCACCAATATGGATTGTCATGATATTTACCTCATGTTTTGATTGAAAAATGAGAGTTTTTTACTCTCTATTGAAAATAAACAACGGTTTCCGTCCTACAAAAAAAATGATACGGGGGTGATCCTATGTGACGGGGTAACACATCATTAGCGGGGATTGCAGCAAGCTTTGCGATTTCCGCCGCGTCCTTATCCTCTCTATACATTTTCCACGTTCGCTTAACCCCTTCCATATCCTTGTCTTTGACGTGCTTTAAAAATTGGTCACGTTGATCTGTCAAGTTACTTAAAGGAATGCGCTTACCATTCAGAGCACGGCATATTGAAGTGGTGCGTTCATCCATTCGGGCGCGTACCACCAAGAATTCAACCCTTGCACGTTCATAAACGGGAATCCGTCCCAGCTCACGGGTTTTGGTTGCCAAATGATCCGCCAATACTGTTAAATATGCAGTTGGCTTGTCATCAGTTGTCCAATTGGCAAATTCTTCACCTAAAGCCGTTGCTAGCTGATCGCGGGTCATGCCCTTTGAAAAATATTCGTTTAACGCCTTATCAATCTTTTGTTTTGTGTATGAATCCCATGAGTTGCCCACCCAATACAAGTTATGTTCTTGCAATAACTTAATCGCTTGGGTGTCTTCTCTGTTAAAGCGCATATCCAACTTTAAAGGCTGAGCCGCTTCAATATGACCCGTTCTATATAATGTATCGGTCAAGTCGAATAGCTCTTTTTTGGTCGCACGCTCTAACGCTTCTTTGCCTATTTTCTTCTCCATTTCATGGAGGATCATGTCGCCATCTTTCGCCGTGAATGTGTCTTTATCCATTTTTCTTAATTTATTTAAACCTGCTTTGGCAGCCGCTCGCATCGCATCTGTCCACGCGCGCGTTAATAGGTTTTGTAATTTTTCAAAGTATTTTTTGAATTCTTTTTCGTCTTTTAATATCGCTGACTTGAGCAACAGGATACGCTCAGCATCGTGCTTAATATTTTCTCTAATGGCTTTGATTATTTTTTGATTCATTGTTTAAACTTCCATTTCACTTTGATTTTCGTCTTGATTTTGTTTCTTTTGTGTCCCCCTCACTTCGTAGGTAAGGGGAATGCTATAAAGTACGGTTTCAGGCAAGTAAGTAACATGTGTTTGCCCGCAACGTGGGCAACTGACCCGTCTACGTCTTGCAATCATTTGAGCTTTAGGGTCATGCCCTAAATCCTCAGTACCTGACACATCACAGTGGGGGTAGTAGCAAACGGGACAGTGCGCCATTTTCACCACCTATGAGGCTTGTTGCTGTTTAGCAAAGTGATCTTGATAGGCTAATAACCCGTTGATAATTTTGCCCGCAAGGACTTTATTAGGGATAAATTCACCGCGTAACATAAGGTCAACGTTGATGCTATTACCCGCCTGCTTTTTGACTAGATTGATAAAGTGCTGGTTAGTGAAATCACCTTCCCAACCTAGCTTTTTAATCAAAGCCAGCATCATCATTTTTTGTTTACGGGTCATTGCATCACGGGGCAATTCGGCTTGCTCTTTTTTGTCAGCTAAGGCTTGTAAGTGCGCTTTCCATTCCCTTAACCGTGGCTGACTCAACTCTTTAGAGCTAGAAACGTTGTACTTGCGCTGTAACTCCGCCTTATATGGTTCGCTGTGTTTTGCCCCCCATATCTTGCTAGCTATGGCATGTAATATTCTGCCTGCATACATATCTTTAGGGTGTGTTGGCGGGATAGTCGCTCTCGTTGGTAGTTCTTCCTTTTTCTTTTGCTTGGCATAGTAATTCTCTAAGACTCTATTTCCAGCTCCCATAGCTACCCCCCCCTATATGGTTGTTATAAAAATCTGTACGTGTTAGTTGTTTTGTGGTCATGTTCTTATGCCCATTCTTTATGTGATGCTGCGCGTGCAATGTCTTTGAACAATTGGCGTTCTTGCCCAGATTCATAAACTTCAAAAAAGCCAATTCGACGATATGGCAACCCTTGCCCCACAGCAGCATCTACTTTTGCCTGAATTGCTCGCCACTCAGCACTGTCATGGTTGTATTTTTTCAGGGCTTTGATTTGGTTAATGTTGCCACGGTCGTTAGTATCGTCTTCGATATTCAACGCTTTATTAACCAGTGATACGACTAACGTATCGTCTTGAGATAGGTGGTTATCTCGAAAGTCAATAAGCATTTGTTTTAACTCAGCCCAGTCTGGTGTTAAATGCTGATTAGCCCCTTTGGTTAGGTTGATTTTCTGTTTTTTATCCGCTGACATAAGTGTGTATGAGGAATTATTAGCGGCGGCTTTACCACCTTGTTTAATACGTTTGTCAAAATAGGCATCTATATCAGCATTAAGTGCCTCATACGCTTCACGTTCTTGTTTTTCAATCGCTTCAAACTTTGGAAAATGTTTAGCCACAATTTGCTGTCTTTCCGCTTCATCAAGCTTTGACCAATTGAAGTTATTCTTTGCAACTAAGTCGCCGTTAGGCATTTCAAAAAATGTTTTGTCACCGACTTGAACTTGTTTCATTGTGTTATCTCTGTTGTTGGTTGGTTTGCGTTTTCAATCAGCTTGATTGCTGCGTTAAATCCAGTAATAAACGCTCGCTCACTGGATGTTAGTTGTTTGCCTTGTTTCTTCTTAGCTTTCAAATAGCCATTGATTCTTGCTTTTAAGCGTTGCACCTGTTGTTGTGGATTATTTTTAAACGCTGTTTCAATTTCATGCTGCAACAAGGCTATGGTTAGCTCGCTCACGCCGCTTCTCCCAACCGATAAAAATCTGCTGAGTCTTTTAATTCGCGTTCTCTGAATGTCAGATGCAATTGGCTTAACTGTTCGTCTAAGTCGGCATATTGTTCTTCAATGCCATATTCATCTCTGATCGCTATTGCTATGGTTAATACTTCCACGTCGGTTTGATCTATACTTGCCCAAATTTGTTGCATTCCGTCCATTAGCAGCCAACGTGGGAGTTCGCCTGTATAGTTATTTCGGGCTGTTTCTTCCCAATACAAACGCAGTGGAGCTTTGGCTTGTCTGATATATTGTGTAATAGCAGTTGGTATTGTGTTCATGTGTGTCTCCAGTTTTTCAGGTGCAGCATTTTGTGTTACACTTTAACTACACCTGTTTGTGAAATGGGTTTAAAATTAAGCTCTTAGCAATTAGGCGTTGCTAGGAGTTCTTGTTTTTCTTAGGGTGGATGCTTTGACAGCAATCACCGTTCTGTCGATTTCCCAAGTAAGGCAGTGTTTATATCGCCCGTGCTTAGCTCCCACCACCGCAATAGCTGGCACACCTTTTAAAACAAATGCCTTTACGCTGTCTTTTTGCGGGATTTCTTCAACAACTACCGTTTCACCCGCTTGGAATGATTCGTGTTTATAATGAAATCCACCCCAATGGATAGAGCGGTGTGTAGCACTGACTTTTCTAAATTCCTTAGGCAATTCTTTGTGTGTATCCATAGCTCTTTACCTTTCTAGCGACTAAAATGTCTTGTGGCTGTGGGTCATCGTTGGGCTGTATATAAAAATCAACCGTTTCCGCATCGTCTTGACCTTTGGGAAATAGCACAACTACGGTGTGCATCGGCTTTCCCGTCAAGTCAGGATGGGTATATTTGCGACCAAAAACGTAAAAGGTGAAATCTAACGGATTCACAAAGCGATAATGCATTTCGTACTGTCTTAGCCATTCTTGATTTTTCATGGTTAGACTCCTAAATCTTTTGCAGCGGCTTCAACCAATTTTTTGCTAAAGCCTTGGTAGTCAGTTGGATACAGGTCTAAAAAGTCTTTACACGCATCCACCAAATCATCTGCAATCCGCCAAATCCCCTGGCATCGTTTGAAAAATTCCTCAAGAGCTGCCCCTTTTTTGGTAATATCGCCAAAAGCAGGCATTAAGATGAAGCTGGCTAATTCTTCTATGCTTAAAGCTTGGGTTTGCACCTTTTTAGTGGCTAGTCGAGAGGTGAATTGTTGTAAATATTCCGCATTTTTCACCTTACCAATGGTGTTTAAAAATGTGTTCGTACCAAAAAATACGATAGTTGCACCTGCTTGATCGCTTAAATCTCGCAACCCGTTTAAGTGTGAGTCCATGAGGTAATCACTTTCGTCAACTAGGACAATCAGCTTTTTGTTGTTGGCATAATCCACAACCCACTCAAACACGTCTGGATAACGGCTATATTTGCTATCGGTGTAATCCAACTTTTTAGCAATCATACGGACAAGTTGTTGTAATCTAACGCTTTGTAATGCCCGTATATAAACCGTGGCTGCAAAAAAATTTTCAGCGTAATGGGCTGCACTGGTTTTGCCTGTACCGGGTTGACCTGTCACAACACACATGCGACTTGTGTTTTTCTTGCTGGTGCGTTCTATCATTCGTAATGAAAGCTGTACATTGACTGATGGGTATACAATCCCTTGGTTAGTTTGTAGTGCAGTTAAATCATTCATCGTCGTCATCCTCATAGGTGATTTGGATTTTAGGTTTCAGGTCTGAAGTTGAGCCATAACGGGTCTGTTCTTCAGATGGTTTAAATTTCTCTTGTGCGATGCGTTGCACGTCTTGTTCTAAGGCTTTTTGTTGCTCTTTTGTCAGTTCAATCTTGCCTTTGACTGGTGAATTAGGCATTTGCGGTTGTCGTTTTGCCCGTTCCACGCGCTTCTGTTCAATATTGACTTCTGCACAGTGGGTGCGCATTTCTTCTATAATGGCTTTCCCAGCAGCTTTACGGCGGGCGGATTCTTTATAGCCTTCTTCTTCTGTAAAGCCATATTTGCGCTCTTGATAAATTTGAATCGGTTCTTCACTGTTTGGCTGAAATGCCCATATAAACGCATCGGTATCTATTGGAATCAGCACTTTAAGTGTCATGCCCGTATGGCGTTCAAATCTGACATCGTGATACGGTATGTTGTTTATAATGAAACGTCCCGCACCTGTTGAGCCGACAATCCGCGTTTCTTCTTTGGAAAAAGCCATTTGCATTGCATCTCTGTCAATTTCGTATTTACCCCAGCCGTCATCAATAAATTGTTGCATTTTGTCAGCGGGGCTTGAGCCATTTAACGAACCTTGTTGATCGTCAGCGTGATAAACATAAAGCTGTTCGTTGATTCGTTTGACATATTCTTCTTTGCTATTGATTGCTAAGGGCTTACCGCCTAGTTTTGTAAGCTTCATTTTGGTTCTGTCGCCACCAACGTGTTCGGGCATCATGGCAAAATAGGCTTGTTCTAATACGCTGAATAATCCCTCAATTGGTTTAGCTTTGGCGTTATAGGCTAAGGCTCTGACTACTGTTTTGTGTTCTTCTGTGTATTCAGGTGGTACGTTCCCAGTCACATTAATTTGTAGTTGGGTTAGTTCTTTTAGGTTTTGTATGCCTTTAATCCATGCTTGGTTTTGGTATTCTGTGCCGTTGTCTAGGTATAATCCAAAGACAAGCCCCCATTGTTCTACTAAGTTCATATAGCTGTTAATTACGTCTATCTGTCTGACACCCCGCCCTTGTTCAGTAAATACGATGTCTATATACAGGCGGTTGGTTGCGAGACATTGCCATGCAATCGCTTGCGGAAAGCGTATTACTTCTTTAGCAATACCTTTAACAATGGCTTTCATTCGAAACGGAACGTCTATTGGGTGAACGTCCGCGACTACTATTTGATTCGGTTCTAGTCCTTCTCTATGTCTAAGCACGTTAGATTGATGCAGGTCGTAAAACGTTTTTGCATTGTGGTCGGCAAGATGGATCACGCCATAGCCATTATTTTTTTCGGTTGTTGCAGGGGTTTTGCTGATATAACAAAAGCCTGTTTTCTGTTTTTGATTCCATGCTACTTGTTCGTAAGTTAATGGAAGCCCTGCTTTTTCTAGCAACTCTATGGTTTTAAAAGCCAACTCCTCCATTGCAAGCCTAGTGGTTAGGGCTATGCCTGCACCTTTGGCTAATGAGCCACGAATAAAGCGGGTGATAAATTCCTCAATGTTTTGTAGGTCTTGTTCTGTTATTTCCATTTGTTGAGACATAAATCCATTCATGGCTTTGTGCCATTTTTGGCTGATATAGACCCGTTTTTTACCCGCATCATTTCTTGGTTTGTTATAGCCTCGATCTTCGTTCTCTAGTTTTGGAATCCAACTTGATTTTATGGTGTTTGCTTTTAGGGTTATTTCTTGGTTTTTTACGGGGTTGAATACACTACGCCCGTCCATTTCTCTGATTAATTGCGCTCTTAAAGCACTCCCTTTTGGTGCAGCAAGGACTTCTTTTAGTAAGGTGCGTCTAAATTGATCTTGAGTCAGTCTTTTGTCGGCTTGTTTTTCATTGCGATGAAAGATTCTAGCGTTGGTTTTTACTTCTTCACGTACAGGTACTTTTATAGGTTTGATAAATTGGGCGTACCATTTCCGCTGCAATTCCATTGGCAAGCTCTTTGCTACTACTATATATAGGAATCCACCTTGTCCAACATTGCCTGCTTTTTTCTGTACTTTTAATTCGACTTGTTCCCCATTCCACTTCCAACGGTAATGTCCATCCTCATAGGCTTTTTTACAGATGCGTCTAGCTGTTCTCTCATCCCTAGATATAAGTTCTGCGAACTTGTCAAGGGTTAATGTGTTTTTTTCTACCTTTTCGCCAGTGTCCTTAGGTGTCCTTAGTCCCCCTGTTTTTGTGTCCTTAGTATCCAATTCGACTATCTGATTTTGGTCAGACAAAGGACATACTTTTCCACCCTGTTGAACTAATGCAGCATCGTCACTATTGGTACTATCAAGGTCTTTTTCTGTACTTTTATTGAAAAAGGCACGATTTCTGCACTAATAGGTTGTTGCTTGTCATCTTCCATAATGTAGGCTGCATTGTTCATGATGGTTGCCCTTAAGGCTGGTTTTATACGGGGTTGCTTAACAAGTTCGCTGTCTGCTCAGCGATGGATATATAGGCTTTACCCAGTGTCTGCCTATCCATTCCTGAGATGTCCACATTTAAGCGTTTGAGTAGCGTTTCTGTGGCAATGCCAAAGGTTTCAATATCACGCGCATCATAAGCCCAGTTGGAAGTTTGCCCCGCTTCCATACATGCCTTTGATGTAGCGGCTTTGGTGTCAAAATGGTTGACGAATTCGGTTAGTCGTTCCATCACTTATGCCTCGTGTTCGGTTTCTTCGTGCGTTTCTGTCGTTGGCACGTTGATAATTATGGGTAAAAAGAAAGCCTTAGCTGGTAATGGGATAAGCAGCGCAATTAAAACCAGCCGTTTAACTGCCCCCATCATCCTTTTTTTAAAGGGTTTAAATGTACTTTTTACGCGAAAATTTTTTGTTTTTTTCATGCCTGCCTCTTAAGCTTCCTCTGTTTTTCTTGTTTCATCTGGAAGCTGTGGAAGCAAAGGATTAGGCATAATGTAATCTCTTGAATTTCTTAGCAATTCCGATTGATTTAATAATTGCGACTGCCAAAATTGCCCCAAACTCATTGCACTGATCGCGATTAAAATGCAATACGTTGCGAGATTGCTTATTGTCCTTCTCAGATAAATACTTGATTGATAAACCCGCATTGTCATGTCCTCTATCTAATGGTGATAATTCGGCTGCGCTTACAACATCGTGCTGTACCCCTTGAGTAACTAACATGGCACATACACGTAAGTATTTTTGTAAGCTAAAGCCTAGTTTTTCCGCAGTTGCTTCAACTTGCGCAAACTGCTTGTCATCAAACGCGGTTTTAGCCACGTTCTCAAATCGTTTTGATCTTGGTTTAATTGGTCTACCCATTTTTCTACCCCTCGCTGGTATGAATATGTTTACGTTAAATTTCTGATTTATTAGTATTTTCTGACTGCTTTATGGATGACGCAAACTCTATAAGCTTGCCTTCCATCAATTGCATGTATTTATATTCGGCTTGTTCACGGGAGGCGCGTTCCCGTTCTAAATCGGCTGTCAGGCGTTTCATATCGTCATCTCGTTCACCTGCTTTCACTTCCAAATCATCAACTGTATCAACAACATATTCACCGTCTTCACTCAAAAATTCTGTTAATTCAGCACTGAATTTAATAGCAAAACCAAAGAACAATGCAGATTTTGCGTACTCAAGCCCGTCTGTTAACGGCAAAGCGTGTAGTTCTACGTCACCTAAAAATGACTTGACAACCCCTATTTCTTCTCCATCTGCACCCGTCTCTGGATACTTGACAATCCGAAATGGCAAGTTCACTGAATCGCCAAAGATTGATGTGTTAAATAATGTTTCACCTTCCATAATTAACTCCTAAGCTGTTAAATCTTCTGGTAAATTATTCATTTGCGCCGTGGTCGCATAGTTACTCACAAGAACAGCCAACACAGGATCATTCATAAACATGGTTTGAAAATCACCCATTGTTGCCATGTTTAATTCGCCATGCTCTACAAAAAATGTATTTAATTTGGCTGCCATATAGTCGTTTTCTCTGTCACGTCTTGTCATGACTCATCTCCTAAGCTGCTATTGTTGGCTGTAGGTTTTCGTACTCACCGCCGAAAATCTTAACGGGTACTTTGATTATTGCTGCGCAACAAGGGCATGGAAAATTTGCGATTCCTTTATCGATCATTGCTGGTAGTTCATTAAGTAAACTTTCGGTTTTGCAAATCTTGCAAGCTACCGTTACGTCGTTGTCTGTTTTGTCATTGTCAAATTGCATCATAATTAACTCCTAAATTGTTAACATTAAAGGCTTTTTAGGTATCATCCCCATGCATTCAGCACCCCATATCCAATAATGCAATCGACCTAGGGTTAAGACAGTGGGTTTTCGTGTCACAGGGTGAATCACTGATTGTCCTACAAGCCTTTTTAGTTGCTCATTCCGTTCAATAGAGTCTTCAGGATGCGCAAGTACAGGGGCAATTAAGCGTGCTATCCAGTGTCCTATTACCTCTTTTATGCTTTCCTGTTCATCAACACAATTTAGGGTAGTGGTTTGTTCACTTGCTTGATCTGTATGCACGCATTGTTCAGATACAGACTCGCAACATGTTGATTGTTCTAGCTGTTCAACCAAGTCACTAGATAATTCACGTAACCATTTGTAAATCGTTGATTTGGAATAGCAGCGGGTCTTACCTGTTTCAGGATTTGTGAATGCAGTTGCTTCTAGGGCAACCAATGCATATGCTTTTGCATATTTATCTTTAGCTAAAATGACTGGTTTTAGAAATTCAGCTTTTGCTTGTTCTAAAGTGGTAGTGCTCATAATTGACTCCTAAGCTGCTAATTTTTCGTGGGTTTCTGTTTTAAATACTCTTGAATTCTGCATTTTGAACTCAAGCCCTTCGACTTGTTCCAAGTCCTCAATCACTGGTGTGACCAATTCGCCAATAATCTTACTGGCTACAACCACAGTTGTTAGTGCGCCATTTCGTGGCGTTCCACTTCCAACTGGTCGACCCGCCCATAGTCTCAAGTTTTCAGTAACTTGCTTACGGCTAAGCCCAACCTCTCGTGCCAACATAGTTAAATCCCAATTATTAGCACTTAACTTTGTGCGCACATATTGAAGTGCCCTTGTACTCATAGTTATAATGTCTCCTTGCAGTGCATTTAGGTGCGTTTAGGTTCACTTAGGTGCGTTTAGGTGTAAATATAGACTAGAACAGACAGAGTGTCAACAATAAATCCACCTAAATACACGTTATTTTAAAAAAATAGACCTAAACACACAGATCAATGGGTAAATAAAGAGGATATTTCATGGGGATAGAGATAAGAAATAGACTGAGATTAATTGTTGACCAAGAATTTAAAGGGAAACCTCAAAAGTTGGCTGACAAAATAGAAATTTCAGTTCATACCTTAAGTGGTTATCTAAACCCAAACAAACCGAATAAAGTTGGAATAGACGCGCTAATCGGTCTATATGAACGCTTAAATATAAATATTCATTGGGTTCTGACTGGCAAAGGCGAGATGTATTTAAATGAAGAACAACAAAAGAAAGACTTTGATATTGATGATGTTTTAGTGCATTTAACAGAAGAACAAAGACAAGAAATCATGACCCGCACGCAAGAAATGCGCTTAATGAACACTCTTAAACAGCGCGTGGACGGGCTTGAGAATCATATTGAAGACTTAGAAAAGCGTTTAGATATAAAAGAGTAGTTTTTACATACTAAGGGAGTGCGTTATTTATCATGATTAGGATGGAACAAGCTAATGATCTACCTAGTAAAAAGCTTATCGTTTACGAAAAACTACTACTCAAAATCCATAGTGGGTTACTATCTGAGATTGAGCTACAACGCGATACACAATTAAAAAACAAACATAGAAAAGTTGATGTTAAGCGATTGAGCAAGGTGGACAATTATCTCTGGGAACTCAGATGTATGGAAATGCAGCTAGCTTTGATTGCATCTGATGATGTCATCACAGCATATACTCAAGTTCGAGAAGTATTTGATGATAAACGTAGCGGTAATGATGTTGGGAAAACAGTTTGTACGCTAATCCAAGCCATGCGAAAAGATTTAGAGCTGTCATCATCAACATCAGAAAAATTATCAGGCGTATTGTTCACAGCAAGGTAGCACGCAATCTAAATAGAGATGGGAATTTAAATTAATGACGGCGTTTTGTATTACTTCCCATTTTGGAATCTACAGGAAAAATCAGGAAACGATTTAAATTAATGACGGCGTTTTATATATTTCGCCTTACGCCTTAAATTTTGACTTATTTTCATTTTTATTCATGGGCTTACGTGTATTTTTGCATTCATCTCGATTTAAATTAATTCCAGCTATTTATTTATATTAATTTCTCCCTCCCTATTAATCATCTAACTCTTG